TTACTGTATTATGAGCTGGCTCACGGTGGACGCGCTGTTCATGGGTCTGTGGGCCCCCTCCAGCTCGTAGGTATTGTACTGGATCAGGACATCGTAGGTGCCAGGGTCCAGCGTGGCTTCCAATTTGGGGTTCTCAATGGTACTGCCGGTGGGCATAAGCCCGGACTGGTACAGCCTGCGGTTGCTGTCTGCCAGCTTAAGGGTGACCTGAAAATAGCAAGGGTTGCCCTCTGGGTTTTGCAGGCTCCACTTTGTGCGGCCGTCTCTGTCGGCGGTGATGACCGTGTAGCCTGGGATGGTGATGTCCTCGTTCACAGGGGTCTCCTTTGTCTGGGTGACCACTGCGTTGGGGTCGATCTCGATTTTTGCCGGGAACCAGTCATACCAGTTGACTGCGCACCAGGCGCCAAAGGTGAGCAGCGCAATGCCAGCCGCGGCTATGGCCAGACGTTTGAAGGCCACGTTTTTTACAATGGCGGCAAAGACGTTGTCTTTTACGCGTACGTAACCAATGATTGCGGTGGCCGGGGTAATGGCAAATTGCCGGGTAACGGGCAGGTTATGGCCTTTCCCGTCTTCCAGGCTCAGGCGCTCCTTACCAGCTTCTTTTTCGCCTTTGACAGCGCCAATGGCGCCAACCACCTTGTAGGTGTGGCTGGGATATAAGGCGGCCATCTGTTTTTTGGTATAGTATTTGGTGGTAAAGCCGCTCTTTTCATGGGTATAGACAGCGCTGTAATTATCTTCGCTTATGATGTTCAGTTTCAAGTTTTTTCTCTTTTCTTTGGGTTTATGAGGTGGCAACAGCCCGGTTGGCGCTGCGCTGCTGCCGGAAAAAGGTAAAAAAGATTTTTTATTCTACCGGCTGAACCGGGAATAAACGTTCCAGTGCTGCCACCAGCTCTGGATCATACCAGGTGCCAGCGTAGGCTTTAAGGCATTGCAGCTTTTCTTTTTGGGACAGCTGGGGCTTCTGAGTGTCCAGATAATCCCAAGCGTCAGCCACCGCTCCTGCTCTTGCGATAATGGGAATATCGTCCCCGGATAGGTGCTCGGGACCGCCAGTGCCATCCCACCGCTCGTGGTGGTAGCGGCACAGATCACAGGCGATGCTGTAAAAGATGCGCTCCCTGCCGTCAAGCGCTTTTTCATAGGCCTGGGAGAACAGTGCTGCGCCGCGGCTGCAGTGGCGCAGGGGATCGGTGTCCGTTGCTCTTTTGCCAATATCATGGTAATCGCAGGGGCCGTTCTGGTTTAAACGCCAGAGCTTTATCAGCTCTCCCCTGCCTACCTCGGTGAGCAGGGCGCGGATAAGCTGGCCGGTACGCCGGTTGTGGGACTGAACCTCTGAGCCACAGCTGGCTAACCAGGTATCTAAATCAATCTGCATGGCTTTCTCTCCTTCGACCGCGCTTTTTTGCGGCACGAAAATAAGGCCAGCTACCGTTTCTTTTGATGAATTTTCATGATGAAAAATTGCCATAGACATTAAGATTACGGCTCTGACCTGACGTTAAGTTGGAAACTTAACGCTGTTTTATTGTTTTTAATGATGTTTATTTGAAAAAACTTGTTCGGAATAGAGCAGGCTTTATTGAGTTTTATGTTATTTTTTTAACACTTGTAATTTATATTGAAATATGTTAACCTTATAATAGATTAGCTTCTACTTTTGACGTTAAGTTTCCAACTTAACGTCTTTTTCATATTTAAAAACTTTTGGCAATAAGGGCCATCTGCTGCCGCTTGTACCCGGTCACACAGTGGCTGTAGCAGTTCAATGTAAAGGCGATGCTGGAATGCCCCAGAAACCCGGATACGGCACGCATGTCGGCGCCCAGCTCCAGGGCGCGGGTGACAAAGCTGTGGCGCAGGCTGTGAAAGGTGATCCGGGGGTTCAGACCCATGTGTGCCTTTATTTGATCAAACCGCCGCTGGAGTGTCCGGGCGTCGTAGGCTCGGCCGCTGGGGGCTGCGATCAGAGGACGCTTTGGGTCGTTCTTTCCCTGGGTATCCAGATAGCGTATCAAGGCTGCTTTCAATTCTGTATGAATGGGGATATCCCGCCTTGAGGCTCTTGTCTTTGGGCTTTGGAGAACAACGCTGTGCTTTCCTGTTTTGGGGTTGCAGACGCGCTGGCGGTTACGGCGCACATGCAGCACATTGGTCTCAAAATCAATATCTTTAAGCCGCAGGCCCAGCACCTCTGCTTTTGTCAATATAAGACTAAAAAAAATATGTTTTTCTTGCAAAAAGCACCGCCAGTTTTCCCTGGCGATGCTCCTGCAAATAATTACTCATCTTTTTTCTCATTCACATCTATGACTTTACTCTTATCTCCCACAAAGAAAATATCATCCATTTTCCAGATGATCTCTATTCTTCCGCCGCCATAGACATACACTTTATCAATAATCTTGTACAGCACGTTTTTATCAAAAGACTGTAATGCTGCAATATCATTCAGCTCTGCCTGTTTCGCTCCTGCTTCCTCAATCTTTTTCCGGGCTTCTTCAATTTCATTTTCAATCTCCGGAATACACTGATCAATTTCAGCAATGCGTTTTGTTGTTATCTCCAGCTCTGAGATATACTGGTCTTTCGTAAGACTTCCCATTCTGTAATCAGAATATAATTTCATCTTTCTGGATGACAGACGCTTCTTTTCGCTCGCCAGAGTAGAGAGTTTTTCTTCCTGAATAGATGTTTCCAGCCACACTTTTTTCTTCTTTTCCAGATTTTCTGATATAAACCGAACCATGTTTCTGGCACAGGCTAAAACCGTTTCCTCCAATTCCACTTTGTCCATCTTGCTGTTGGAACACTCTGGAAGTCCGGTCATGTGTGCTTGTGGACAGCGATACGATTTACCAGATCCTGTTAAGTCCAACCGTCTACCACATGATGGACACATCAAAATTGCATGACTTTTTTTCTTTGGTTTGTATGGACGTTTTTCTTTTGAAAATGCCATCTCATTCGCCTTTGCAAATAATTCCTCTGACACGATTGGTTCATGTGTTCCTTCTACAATAATCCAATCCTCTCTGTCATTTTTGGCAAGTTTGGTACTTCCAGTTACTGCAACTCTTTTTTTACTCCACACAGTTTTTCCCAGATAGACCTCATTTTTTAACATGTCTGAAATGGTTGTCTGCGACCATAGCTTTTTTTCTTTCTCTATGGCGCAAGTAATCTTGATACCTTTCTTCTTCATATACTCCCTGCAAGTCATTACGTTATGCTCATTAAGGTATCGTGCTATATGGGGCTTTTTCACTCCATCTGCAGCCATCGTAAACACAAGCCGTACAATCTCTGCTGCTTCTGGATCAACAATCAGATGATGTTTATCTTCTGGATCTTTGATATATCCGTATTTAGGGCGGGATGGCATATATTCACCATTCATTGCATGTGTAGCCATTGCTGAACGCACTTTTTTCGATAGATCCTTGCTGTACATTGCATTCAACATATTTTTTAACGCAATACTCATTCCTCCGGTCACGCCAGAACAATTATCACTGTCAAATCCGTCGTTGACAGAAATAATCCTTACTCCCAATAGCGGCAGAACTTTCTCCAGATAATTTCCTACTTCCAGATGATCTCTCCCGAATCTGGAAAAATCTTTAATCACAATAACGCTGATTCTTCCTGCTCTGGCATCTTCCATCATCCTCTGGAATCCAGGTCTGTTAAAATTCGTTCCGCTGTACCCGTCATCCACATATTCGATAACCGGTACATCCATGAACTCCTGCTGTTTGGCAATAAATTCTGAAATCAGTTTTCTCTGTGAGGTAACGCTGATACTTTCCGCTTTTAATTTCCCGTCTACATTATTATCCTCCGAAGAAAGGCGGATATATTCAGCGATACATTGTTTTATCTGCATATTTCAGCCTTCCTTTCTTTTGCATACCGTCTCAGTTCTTCCAGCATATCATCATAAACCAGATGAACCGTAATAGCACCCCCTGACGAAATTTCAATTTTCTCAACAAATGCATCAATCATATCCTTCGTCAATGTTCTTGTGTTACGGTACTTATCAATGATTTTTTCCCATTCTTCTTCAGTATGGAAATTCTTTTCATAACCAACCTTGTGTTTCAGGAGATTATCCAGATTATTCTGAATCTCTTTTTCTGTTTCTGTGTCCTGGGCTGCAAAAACTTCATATTGCTCTGCATCAATCAGCTTGCACACATAATCCTCAAATAACTGTTCCCGGTGCTTTGCAAGCTTCTCCAGCTCTCTTCTGCACTTTCTGATCTCTCTGTTAAAAACATCATATTTTTGGATGCTTTCCTGTCTCTGGTTCAGCCTGCGTACCATGTCCACATTTTCTGTATAAACATTAATGTGCGTTCGGATGACACGCAATACATAATCATTTACATCTGTATCTTTCACAGAATGGGAAAAGCACTTTTTATTCAAGGTATAATTTCCACACTCAAAAAACTTATTGCCATCAACTCTGCCTCTAAGATACATGGTTTTTCCGCAATCGGCACAAACTATTTTTTCTTTCAAAGAAGTTAAAACTACTGACCGAACCAGCTCCTTTATTTTTCGGTTTTCTCTTTTTCTCTTTCTTTTTGAGCATCATTTCCTGGACTGTCTTAAAATCTTCCCGGCTAACCAGTGCTTCGTGTGTATTTTCCACGATTATCCACTCCTCTTTCGGATTAGCCTTCTGCTTTTTTGCAGCCCATGTGTCATTCGTAAACTGATTATGCACACTGTCGCCCACATAATATTGATTTTCCAAAATCTTTGAAACAGTTCCGCCACTCCATTTCCATTCTGTGGCTTCCGCCATTTCTATTCCTGCTTTTTTCCTCTTATATGCTTTAGGGCAAAGATATCCTTCCCTATTCAAAGTGCGGGCTATCTCTGCATAAGTTTCCCCATCCATGAACATTCTGAAAATTCTTTTTACAACAGGAGCCACTTCCGGATCGGGAATAAGATGTCTGGGACTCTTTGGATCTTTTTCATATCCATAAGCCATGACCCCTGACGGAAATTCTCCATTTGCCCAGTTGATGCGATATGAACTACGTACTTTCTTTGCCAGATCTCTGGAATAAAACTCATTATAGATATTTGACATTCCAACAAGCAGACTCACATCATCTCGTTCGGAATCATAATGGTCATTCACAGATATAAAGCGTACATTGAAAAATGGAAATACACGCTCAATATAGCTTCCTGCTTCCACATAATTTCTACCCAGTCTGGAAAGATCCTTTACGATCACGCAGTCAATCAGTCCGTTCTTGATGTCCTGCATCATCTCGTCAAATCCCTCACGTTCAAAGTTCGTACCGGTTTTGGATATATCGAAGTATTCTTTTTCAACCACTATATCATTCTGGTCTTCCACAAAACTATGGAGAAGAGCCATCTGTGTTTCGATAGTGTTTCGCTCTCTGTTTTTGTCACTCTCAAAAGAAAGTCTCGCATAAAGAGCTGCATGGGATACATTCATAACAGTAACTTCCTCTGCCTGTGCAGCAAGAAGTTCACTTCCCACATTTACAAAATTGATCTTTCTTGATTTTCTTGCCATTTATACGACCTCCTTCCTTTCAAGTTCTACCCTTCCATTGTCATCAACTGTCACTGTACAGCCAACTGCCGCCATCTGTCGCAAAAGCGACTGATAGCAGTCATTGAAGTTGAACACAACCTCAATATGTTTTTTGTCATAGATTTTTATCTGGTCTATCAGTTCCACTGCAACCGTCCGGTTCAGTTCCCGTATGTTCTGATGTTCGGTAAAATAATCCAGCCACTGATATTTATCACTTTTGGACTCCAGAATTTCGGTTATCTGGTGTTCAATGTTCCTGACTGCTTCTTCCGCTTTTTTCCTTTTTTCCGTGTATCCTTCATGTAATTCCGTATAATCCTCTTTAGAAATGATCCCTTCCCGGAAATCCTCATACAGATAATCCCTCAGCTGCCTGCAGCGTTCCACTTCTTGCACTTTTGCTTCTTTCCGTTTTTCCAGTTCTTTAATATCCAGTTCCTGAAACGGGACAACATTGATATAATCGAGGATTCTCTTCATATCAAGGATGTTCTCAATATGGATTTTAAGAATCTCCAGTACTGTTTCCTCCAGCTTTTCCATTGGGATTCTGTGAGTACCGCACTCCTTCGTGGCAGCGTTTCTTGAACAGATATAATAGGAATACACTTTCCCACCTGCAGGGACATCCCGCTTGATCATCAAAGCCCCACAGTCTCCGCAGACTGCCAGACCGGATAAAGGATAAACCTTATCCCCATTAGGGGAAGTTCTTGTATCCAGCCCCAGAAGCCGCTGTACCAAAGTGAATTCCCGTTCAGTGACGATTGGTTCGTGATTGTGTTCAATACGGATCCAGTCCTTTTCCGGCTTGTCCATCAATTTTTTGACTTTATGATTCGGCGTTGTATGCCTGCCCTGGATCAGTGTTCCAATATAGACTTCATTTTCCAGAACCCGCTTCACAGACATAGCACTCCATTCTGCCTGTTCGTGCCTCTTGAAATTATCCTGAATATTAATTCCAAGGCTGTGTTTATATTCCATCGGAGACAACACACCCTGATCATTCAGATAGTTGGCAATCGCAGTCTGGCTCATGCCGGATAATTTCAGCCGGAAGATCTCTTTCACAATATCCGCCGCATAAGTATCTACAACCAGTTTGTTTTTGTCCGAATCATCCTTTTTATATCCATATGGGGTAAAAGCTCCGATGTACTCACCATTCTTACGTTTTACTTCCAGATGGCTTCGGATTTTGATAGAAATATCCCGACAGTAGGCATCATTAATCAGATTCTTAAAAGGGATCACGATCTCATCCGCCTGGCTTTTGCCCTCCAGACTGTCATAATTGTCATTGATGGCAATAAAACGCACACCAAGAGCCGGAAATATTCTTTCGATATACTTTCCGGCATCAATGTACTCCCTTCCAAAACGGGAAAGATCCTTTACAACGACACAATCCACAACTCCCCTCCTGATGTCTTCCAGCATCATCTGGAAAGCAGGGCGTTCAAAATTAGAACCGCTGTAACCATCGTCCACCCGTTCTGAAACAACCACTATATCTTTTTTGTCTTTAAGGAAATTTTTGATCAGATCTTTCTGATTGGAAATGCTATTGCTCTCCCTCTTATTGGCAGACACAATATCGCCGTCTTCTTTCGATAAACGAACATAGATGGCGGCATGGTAGATTTTCTTGATATTACGATTTTGGTTCATCGTCATCCTCCTTGATTTTACCTTTTTATCAACAATGGTAAAACCCAGGGGCTGAGCCGATGTTGGTCCGATATGAATGAGGAGTCCTGAATTCCTCGGATCCATATTAACATAACTTTTCAGATTTTACCACCATTATTTACACAGAAAGCAAAAGATCCTCAAAGGCATCCTCAAAAGATACCCCATTATTGGCAAACCGTATTTTTACTTTTACATTCCCCACACGTACCATGTAGGGGTTTCCTACCTGCTTCAGATACTGGGCGATCCGTTTCTCTTTTGTCTGGCTACGGTCAATCCTAACCTTCCGGATATCCTTCAATTCATTCACATCCACATCGTCAAAATCTGTCTCCAGATACTTTCTATATTCTTCTGCTGTCATAATCCCCCTCCTCATAAACTCCTGTCTGAATCTCCACCGCTCTGGTAATCCTCCGCATTGCATCAGAACTGACATGACCACATTTTTGGATAATACTCTGAACATCAATGCTTGTGATCTGTTCCGCCAGTACCAGCCCATGCCGTTTCAAGCCAACCATTTCATAACGGTTAATAAACACATGGGTCGGAAGATACCGTTTTTTGTACACCCTTGAAGTAAACGGCACTACCGTTACCACCGGACTGTATGTATTCGCTTTGTTATTGCTGACAACCACTACCGGACGGATTCCACTCTGAAGGGAAGTACCCGGAACCTGTCCCAAATTAACCATAAGGATATCGCCTCTTTCAATTTTCATTTATTTGTTCCTCCCATCCTGACATTTAATCGTAAAGCATCCATTATTAGCTCCACAGGAATACGGCAGAGACATTCAAAATGAACGCTCTGCCGCATAACCTCTATAGCCAATTTTCGATTATTAAACAGTGCTCGCTCGATTCTATTTATCCTCGATACCCCGAATCGTTTATCCTGCTTACGCAGGCAGGGAATAATAACCTATCTGACTGCATTCGCCAGATCACAACCCATATGCTCACGCACACAAGCTCCGACAGTTCATAGGTTTGCCGGTTACAGACTTTTCACGGTCCGCAAGTGTATCGCACCCTATACAGATCATCGCATCATCAACCTGCCAGTTGATTTTCGGTCAGTGCTTATTCGCTCGTCCGATATTCATCAGAGTCATGGCGGCAGTTTCCTTGTGCTTCCTACATAAGATGTCACGTCAGTTATTACTGGGTATTCAGTTTCCAATGTGCTTTTGAGGAGTCCTTAAAACTCTCTCTAATTACTAAATTCAACTGACTTGCCCGGATGCAAAAAAAATCTGCTGATTTTTCAAAAAATATTTTCCTGATACATTCTCCGCATCTTGTGTAAAATTGTTTTCAGCTTGTACGCCAGAACCTGCCGGGACACTCCCATAATCCCTGCCAGCTGTACCTGCGTTTTATTCTCAAAATAAATACTGTAAATAATCATCCGTTCTTCTGCATCCAGCTGATTAATCACCTTATGGATATCTCGTCTTTCCACACTGCTGATCACGCTGTCTTCCACATCACAGCTATAGTCCGGGAAATCCTCGATAGAGAATTCATAATCCTGTCCATTCGTCTCGCTGTAAGGGATTTCCCGCAGTTTCCGTTCAACAATCTCACCTTTTTCATTTTTAATTTCGACCTTCCTTGGCTGGCTGCTTCGGTAAAAATTATTCATGGCATAAGCCACTTCCTTTGTGATTTCAATCATCTTTCCATCTACATTTGCGTAGTATTTCCCGTCGTATTTATATGGATGTTCAATATACATATCCGTCCTCCTGAATTTGAAATTTGTTTTCCAGTTTCAAATTCAGAAGGCGGCCCTCTGATCTGGTTCATGCCTGCTCCACTAACTACTGCCAGGTAAAACCTGCAGGTATTGGCTGAAAAATTCAGGCACGAAAAAAAGCCCCAGTAGTCTTTTTTTAACTACTGAGGCTTCCGTCTCTCAAATATAATTCAATTTTCTATGCCTTCTTTCATCAGCATAACCATTGTATCAGAGCAAAGTTCAGAAAGTGTCCGTTTACAGGGCTTAATAGTTCATTATTCTCATTGGATTGTACACATTTTCAAGGGAAATGTTCACTTCCTCTTTTTCCCTAACAGCTCATCTATTTTTATCTGAAAATCTAAGGATTTTCCATCAGCTCTCCATCCACATACATCTGGAACTTTTCCGGATCATGGACAATATCATAGTCCATTCCCCATTCAACAGGCTTATATTCCACCACCATTACCGGCTCCTGTCCTTCTATCTCATCTTCCCAGAGATATACTCTAAGATTCAGGCTGGTGGCATACCCATAATCTGTAGAGAATCTAACAGACTGAAAAGAATTCTCCTTGCATTTTTTGACAAGGAGTTTTGCAAAATCCTCTTTATCTTCAATCTGTTTTCTGTTTGCAACAACAGTAAGTGTTTCATCCTGATTCATTTTCATACTGCTAATGACATCCGGCTCTCCCTCTTTATGTTTCTGCGCACAGCCCGAAACAAAGGCTGCTGCCAATAACAGACATATTAACGCATACTTTTTCCTCTTCAATTTAATAATCACCTCTGTTCTGCTGTTAAAGTACCTACTGCATAGTTAATTACTTCCTCCGGTGTTGGTCGATCCCCTTTTATTTTAACTTTGCGCCATTCTGCCTGTACCTCTGGATCCGGGTTATCATATCCGGCATCAATCGCTCTCTGGATTTCCGCATATACCTCTTCCGGAGTGGTATGGAATTTTTCAGCAACTTTCTCAAAAATAGTTTTTCTGTGCATTTTATATCTCCTCTTTTTGAATTAGTATTAGTTCTTTAGAACTACTATAGCACAGATAAAAACAAAACAGAATCCCCATTCGTTTGACAAATTGTGACAAAAACCGCAAAAAAAGAAGGGCTTCCGCCCCTCCTCATAAAAACTATTCTGTTAATGCCCTGACCGCTTTGATGATTTTCTTCTGCTCTTCTTTTGGAAGTTTACCGATCATTTCTGATAATTCATTCGTCACACCAGTCACAGAATGTGCCACAACATCTATCAGAAGTGAATCTGCAGAAACTTCCAGAGCGTTGGCTATCGCAACAAACGTATCCAGTTTTGCGGCTTTCAATCCCCGCTCAATCACACTTACATGTGTCGGACTCAGTTCCACCATGGCAGCCAAATCTTCCTGTGTCAGACCTTTTGCTTCCCTTGCCATCTTAATTCTCTGTCCTACAGCTTTCAGATCCATCGCAGCACCTCCTTTAGAACTATTTTTCGGTCTAAAGTTAGTATAACTACCTCCTGTTCCGATATACAGAAGCTGTAAAACAAGTTATCGTTCTAAAGAACTAATGCAGGGTTTATTCCATAAAATAATTCATTGATTGATGCAAGAAGGTATCTTATTTCCTAACAATCTTCTGTACAGTATCGGCTGATCAGATGCATCCAGCTTGTATATTTATTTTTCTGGCATACTTTCTGACAAACAGGATTCTGCGTCAATATAGAAAACATTTTCTCATAATCAAATTCCCACGCATAGCCTTTTAAATGTTTTTCGACTGCTTTCTTATCAGACTGTTTCAGTTTCCATACCAAACGCTGGATTTCTCCTTCATGAAGGTTTCCAACATTTCTGCATATGTACCGAAAAAATTTCAAGGTAGCATACTCATCATGCCATTTCTGTTTTTTATTCTGAACTTTCCTCTCTGCCTGCTGATCCCGGATAATATCGTCGGCAATCTTTACCATTGAATTTTCGTATCTCATCCCACTCACCTACTCTTCTTCCACACCCAAGGAGGGTTTGAATCTTTTGTTTTTTGCCTGCGGCACTACGATCTCGTAAAAGTAGAAGCCAAGATACCGCAATGCCTGTTTCTTCATTTTATAAAAAGAAGTCCTTCCAATGCCAAGTTCCTGCTGGACTTCCACATCTGTTTTATTGTAATGGCTGCAAAAACAGGAATGGATAATCTCACTGAGCGTTACTCCATCCGGAGCATAATATTTTACCAACGTTATACCCCGGTAAATCATATCCGACAACCCATATATGACCATCAGATTATTCATCTCGTGTTTCAGTTTTGTCACATTCAGCTGTTTCCCGTAAATATCAAGATAACTCAACGCATATGCCATATCCTCATTGATCTTCTCCTGGCATTCCATTTCCAGTTCTTCCAGTACCATCTTATTTTCCAAAATCAGTTTCTGGTAATTCACCATCAATGCCTTTATGTCTTCATAATGCCTGTCCATGCTTACTTCCAGATAATCCTGTGCATGGGTTGCCATCTGGAACGTAATCTCTTTCATTGATTTAATTGCATAATCTCTGTCTGTCATAAATCTTTATTTCTCCTTATCAACAATCACACTAACTGGTAGGTCTTGCAGACCAGTTCGCCTTCCCCATGATTTTGATGGAAAGCAATCTAAATTACTCTTTGCAGGATCCATATTCCAAATGGTATTTGTGGGGAACACCGGCTGATCAGAATACGGATCCTTATGTAAAACCAACGGGATATAAAGGGAAAGTGACTATCTCCGCCGGTTAATATTCTTCTTATTAATTATGAAATCTTCCTTTCCATGAACCATTTGTCCACTTCAAAAAACAAATGGCTTTCCTTTCCCTGTACCATACAGGTGTACATCGTACCAACACCGCCTGCTTTTCTGCTGGCACATCGTTCAATCTTAAGCACCTTATCAATCTTGTATTTTCTGCCGTCTTCCCAAACAAATAAGATTGGAATCAGGCAGCCTTCCTTACTGAACTCTGCTACCACATCAACATATACCTTATTCATACCGCCACCTCCATCACAGGATTTCGATTGCTCTTGGAGATGCCGGAACTCTCCGGATATATCCACTTTTCTCTAACTGTTTGATCCTGGAAAATACCGTTGATGTTGAAGCAACTCCCAGTAATGCCCCCAGTTCCCTGACCGTTGGCGGAAATCCATGCTCCTCGGTAAATCTTACAATGCACTGATAGCTTTCTTCCTGTTTTCTGGTTAATGTCTGTTTCAAATCTATCCCTCCCATTATCCATGAAAATAACTGTGAGGATGGACCGTATGTGTACCAGCGTCCAAGTGGGATAAGACTTTATCCTGATACATTGCTGCCCGCTGTATGCTGAAATATCCAAACCGTCGTCTGATCTCATCCACAGCCCGATCCAGCCTTTCTAATTTTTCCCGTTTCTCCTGATTATCAAATAGATCAAGCTGAACCGGAATATCTTCCATTACCAGATCAGACCCCCTCACGCCAAGGCTCCGTATCGGATGCTCCCATCTGTAATGTTTCTTAAATAATTCAAATGCTGCTTTTACAATTTCATCCGTAATATTCGTTGGCTGGCTGATATGCATCTGCCTTGTGATGCTGTTCAGCCCGTTGTCCCGGATTGATATTTCCACCACATTACATTTGAAACCATGTTTCCGTAATCTGGCAGATACACTTTCCGATAACGCCATCAGAATAATCCACACATCCAGATCTGTTTCCAGGTCTCTCGGTGTCGTTGTACTGTTTCCAATGGACTTGACCGGAGCTTCATATCCTTCCGTACAAACCGGATCCGAGTCATATCCATTTGCAAATGCCCATAACACCAGACCAATTTTTCCAAAATGGCTGTCCAGCAGCTTTTCATCTGTCTGTGCCAGCTAGCCAATGGTATGGATCCCCAGTTTCTTCAATTTCTTGTTTGTCTGCCTGCCAACATACAGTAAATCTGACACTGGAAGCCCCCAGACGATTTCTTTGTAATTGCCACGATGAAACTGTGTGATGGCATCCGGCTTTTTATAATCAGAGCCAAGTTTTGCGAATATCTTGTTCCAGGAAATGCCAATACTCACGGTAATACCAAGTTCATACTTAATCCGCTCACTGATTTCCTGTGCGATCTTCATTCCATCGCCTTTGATACTGCTGCTTTCCGTCACATCCAGCCATCCTTCATCTATTCCATACGGCTCAATTTTGTCCGTATATTCTGAATAAATTTCTCTCGCCATACTGGGGAATCTCAAATACAGATCCATCCTCGGCGGCACAAAAACGATTTCCGGACAAACCTGTTTTGCCTGCCAGAGTGCCATTCTTGTTTTTACCCCGCATTTCTTCGCAATATAATTTGCCGTCAACACAATACCATGCCTTGCTTCTGGATCACCGCCTACAGCAAGTGGCTTTCCCTCCAGTTCCGGATGATGCAGCATTTCTACGCTGGCATAAAAGCAATTCATATCACTATGTAAAATTGTCCTGTCACCCATCCTGTTCTCACCTCCGTCCGGCTTTCTTATCATTCCTTGCATGGTTAGTATAAGCCGACATTATGGAGATAGTCAACTGACATTTTGGTTGTATTATCTACATTTCGGAGATTTCTCTTGATTTTGTTGTATTTGTGCTGTATAATGCATCTATAAGAATCTAACGGAATTTCGTAGAAATGAGGCGAATATATGCGTTCTATTGGCAAGATTATTGCAGAAAACAGAAAAAAGAAAGGGCTTTCGCAGCCAGAACTTGCAGAATTACTTTCACAGCAGGGCATTGACGTTACAGCGAAGGCAATCTCCAAATGGGAGACGGATGCACGAGAACCAGGACTGCATGTTTTTCTAACTCTCTGTAAATTATTGGATATTGAAGATATTTATGATGCTTATTTTGGGAAAAACCCATACAGTGTAATGGACGGTCTGAATCAGGAAGGAAAAGATAAAATAAAAGATTACGCAAAAATACTAAAAGCCTCCGGCTTGTTTGAACCAGTAGTTGCAAACATTATTCCTTTCCGCAAAAAAGAAATATTTATGGACATCTTCGGAGATGCTGTTTCTGCAGGTACCGGTAATTTCCTGACAGATGCGCCAAAAGAATCTTATGAAGTTGGCGATCTTGCCCCGGACAATGCAGACTTCGGAGTCCGGATATCCGGAGACAGTATGGAACCGGAATACCACAACGGGGAAATTGCATGGATCCAGCAAAAAGACAGCATCTGCAATGGAGAGGTTGGTATTTTCTACCTCAATGGAGATGCCTACATCAAAAAACTCCATGATGAACCGGATGGATTATTCCTGATCTCCCTGAATAAAAAATACAAACCTATCGCAATTCAGGAATCGGACTCTTTTAAAATATTCGGCAGAGTTGTCGGCAAGTGTGATGCTTCCGACATCCCCGGTTTTCAATAATCGTAATACAGTCCGTGCCATTCAAACCGGCTGTTGAAACAATAATAAAGTTAAAGGAAGTGATTGGATGGCAATCAGCAACATCCTGAAAGATATTCGTGTGGAGCGAAATCTAATTCAAGAAGACCTTGCAGAAGCAACCGGCTCCTGCAGCCGTACCATCGGCAGAATTGAACGTGGGGAGCGAAACCCCTCATTGGAAATGGCAATCCGACTTGCCCATTATCTGAATATGGGCGTGGAAGATATTTTCAAATTAGACGATGGAACTTCCAGCCAGAAAAAAACCGAGGATTAGATCCCCGGTTTTAATATCTACTCTGAAAGAATGAATTATCTGGTACTCGCAAAAAGTACCGATACCCCTCGAACCACTATATATTGGTCAGTTTTCTAGATATATCTTCTGTATGCCATTTATAATGTGACTCATTGCTGATTTACAACTTCATTAATTTCTACAGGTATCCACTTTCTTTGCTTACGCTGAAGTCTCCATATTTTTCGGATATCTTCTTTTGGTATGTTATAATCTCTTTTTAAAAAGATAATCGGATTATACATTGAAAGAAATGGTTTTCTTCTCATTTCAGTATATGCCAGTGCATTGATTGTATATTTCAACAATATACCTGTCTTTCTTTCTGCATCTATTTTGTCAGAAAATCCTTCTATATCCACCTTATCCAATGGCACTTCAAAAGAAACATAGTAATTATTACATTTATCAGCATAATTATCTGCAATACTATTCTTGTTGTAATAGATTGCTAAACTCTTCAAGAATTCTGGTGAACCCAGCCATCCCCTTACTGCTTCTTCTTCAAATTCATCCACAAAGAGATATCCATTAACATTATAATCGTTTAGTGTTTTCTCACCACCAAGCCGCATTTTTAAGTTTGTTCCCAACTTATTTTCCACTTCAACAATTTTATCATTCATGCTCATAACAATCTGTTTTTCATCAAACGCAAACGTAAACCCCAGTTCTTTTAAGTAATCAGATAAAGCAGTTTTTCTTGTTAATGCATGAGACAAAGTCAGCAAACCTTCCTGCCAAATACTTTCTTTGCTCTCTCTAGGTGTAATATGATTTACAATTAAAGTATCAATTCTTTTAGTTTCATTGCCATTTATAAGGCTGTCCAAATTCATCTGCTCAATGTTATGTTCATCATAATGATAATCTACAATTTCATCTGCATTTTCTATTACAAACTTTTTTACAACTTCCATATCAGTTTCCAATATTTCAGCAACTGATATATACATCTCATTCTTCCCCAAAGTATTTAAGTACATCTTTCCTCCATTTCTCGGCAGGTACATATTCAATAATGTTTTCAGGTGCAATTACTGTATGTGGTTTCATATATGCAAAGATTTGTGATGCCGAATCACTAAATGCACTTTCAACTGCTCTTGATATTAGCAGTCTCCTCAACCCAGACCAATTATCCTGACTGTCTCTTTTATATTCGCTTTCATTGCCATAAAATGTAAAATAAGCAAAATCTTTTAACTTACTTCTAAATTTAACAACATACGGTTTACACATGTTTTTCCATTTCATATCAATTCCCTTTGTTGCCTCGTTCAAGAGTAATAGCGTGTAGAGAAATTCCGGTGCTTCATGAATGGTTGAGTAATCATAAATATCTTTACAAAACAGAAATGCATTGATCTTAAAATCATAATATATTTTATGTCCAATCTTATGCAACTGCTCATTTCTTTTTGAAATCACATCTAAACCATTATATTTTTCATAATTTACATCATAGGCAATATCACCTATATACATCATCTTACTTTTAATATCGAAACTTATACTATTATTTTTTAGAAATCTGTTTAGATTGGTGTCATTACTCAATACCCACTGCAAGTTATGTAATCCATATTTCTTTATTTCAGCACACTCATCAATACAGCTAGTCACTTGAAATGCCACAATCTCCATGTTTTCTATATCTATCTTATCTATTATGGAACGGTATTTCTCATAGAATGTATCAAAATCGTTATGACATTCTATGATATATTTTTCTATATTCAGCTTTTGGAATCATTTCTCTGATCATTTCATAATTATTTTTCCAATAATCTGCCTCTATAAAAGAATGTGACTCCATATTGACCTGAAGCCATATGGACATTACCTGATCCAAATCCTTATTTTCAAATCTTCTTATCAT